TCCCCGGAGAATGGCGAACCATCAATAAGCACAAAATTAAAGTCCACATTGTGATCGAAATGAATGTCCTCGATTGCGTTTGTCTGGTAGCCCTTGGCGTTCTGCACACACTCATCGTGCCATCCCAAGACTTGCTCTAGCGGATATGCGTTTAAGTTAGTTTTTGTGATGCGGTAGAACTCGGATACATCTGCCTTGTTCATCCACAATCCAGAAACAACCGCCGTGCCTTTCACCGAAACTCCACCCTTTGCCTCTAGGTTCATCCTGTGGCGGCCAATGCGGTCTGGGTGGTTCTCAATAGAAAAGAGTTTGTCGGTGTGGATGCATTGCGTTGAGCCGTCCCCGGTTCCACCGCCGATCTCTAACCCAATACGAAGCCCCTTGGTATGTTTTGCCAATGCTTGCCCGAATGAATCTTGAATGGTTACTTCTTGCATAATTTATGCCCAGTTATTTTCCTTGCGTCTCTCATAGATTGCTTTGCCCTTTTCGTAAAACTCTGGCTTGTTGTGATTTTTAAGTTGTTCGTCTGGGTTGCCTTTGGTGAACATCGGGTTTTCGTGCTTAAACTGAATGTGCTTGGCCTCGATAACTACGCCTTCTTGGTAGCTTCTCTCGGTATGCTCATTGTCCGAATAGATGCCGTCTGATTCTTGATAGTCTGGGTGAAACATATATCCCTGCTTGTTTAGCCGAGATTGCGTCAGAATGGCCATACAAAGCAGTTTATCTTGCCGTAGCCCATCTGATACTGCCAGAACTTTATCGGCCTTTGTATCCCCAATAGCGTTCAAAATTAGGGCATCCCAATGCTTGCATGGAGACCAATCATCGCTCATTTGGATAATCACATCCCCCTTGGCGTGTTTTGCTCCCTCGTTCCAAGCGTTGATTATGCCACCGGGGTTGCATCGAATGGCTTGGTGCGGGGTATAGTCCACCTTCTCATCGTGATCTACCGCAAAAATCCATTGAATCTCTAGGGGCTTTTGGGCAAGCGATAGCCATTGATACCTTCTTTGCCAAGCCAGTTGCGGTCTGCCTCTGGTTGCGTGAACCAAAGTAATTTTAGGAGTCGGCCACATCTTCAACATCTTCTCGGACTCCTCATTGTTGCCCACGCACACGCAAGCGATCTGGTAAAGGTCTAGTGCTTTCCAGTCATAGACATCCTCGACTTGGTTCCAATAGTGAGTCTTTGGCCTTTGAAGGGTCATCGCACTTCGGCTAGACGCATAAGCCTTGTTCCAGATTCCTCGGCTGGCGTATTCCATCGCAGTATAATAGTGGGCTTCTCGGCGGTCTGGTTGAAGCGTGATTGCTTGCCCTAACCATTTTAGCCTTTCGTCTTTCCCGGTGCATCGTCCCAAGTTGCAAAGCACATCGTAGCGGAGCGTATCGTCCAACTCTGGGAACATCAAAGCCCTCTTGCTGTAATCAATGCAACGCTCGACTTGATTGGATAGGTAGGCTTCTTGAGCCGTGTAATAAAGCGAATTGGGTGCGGGTTCGAGGGTGTCTGCCAAAATGCGAAAGTTCCTATCAGCACTTGTCTGTTTGTATCCGTGAGGCTTGTGGATTCTAAAAGTGTGATCTACGGCCACCAGTTTATCTGGCTCACTCGCCACAAGCATTTCGTGGACTCGGTTCCTCCAACGGCACTTGCCCTTCTTGCTAAAAGTTTCTCGAAGGGGTTTGAGTCCAGCATTAGCCACATCGTAACGCATCGCAACCAGCCACTTGTCTTGCTTCTCTGCCTCATCCAAAGCACGATCAATCGCTTCCTCGCAACCCTCGGCCATCACATCATCGGCATCGACCCAAGCCGCCCACTCGCACGAACAATTATCTAGTGCCAGATTGCGAGCTTCCGCAAAATCGTCAATATGAGGCCAATCAATGCGTTTATTTTTGTAGTGAACGACCTTGGCTCCAAAACTCTTACAGATTTCCTCTGTCTTATCCGGGGTCTGGTTGCCCCTAGCGATTGCAACAATAAACTCCTTTGCAATCGGTTTGAAGCTCTCCAAACATCGGCTAATGTAGGCTTCCTCATTTCCAGCAATTAAGTAAATAGAGATTTCGTGTTTCATTGAGGATTTCAAGGATGGTTATTTTTAGCTTAAAGTAAAGCGTTAAGCGTAGTCATTAGCGTGGTTATTCTGGAATCTAGTGAAGAAAGAGTGAGTGCCTTGCCCAAAGAATAGAAAGACATTCTTGCGGATAATTTTGAGGCTCCAGTTCCAGAAGCAAAAACTCCAATAGTTGCAGATAGAGGAGTTACTGATGCTACGGAAGTTGAAGTATTTGTTTGAGATGATCTAACAATACACGATGCTGAATTATCTCGATATAATGCCTTAAATCCAATTGTCTGCCCCTGCCCTGTAATTGTTTGGGTTGTTGTTGTCCCCGTCCTTCCTTTTGTTTGTAAATTTGATGAACTGGCGGCGGCTTGTGCAATATACCAATAACTCCCAATGGATGCTATCGTTCCGCAAAAAATTTGAGCTGATGCAGATAATGATGGAACTGATGTTACATAAACAGACATATGGGAATTATCTTGAGGAAAGTTTTGTCCGCTTCCACTTTCATTATTATTATATCCAGTAGCTAGATATTTAGTTGAAGCATCACCAAGCAATCCAAGTTTTCTGCTATAATCACCACTACCAAAAGCATTGTTTGTTGGAGCAATTCCCTTTAGTGGAACTAAAGCTCCTGTATGGGTTCTAGCTCCAGCCATAATACAAGAAGCAACAATGGCATCCCAAATCCCATCAGCCTTGCACCCCACAACAAAAGTATTGATGGCAATTTTAACAGAGTTTTCCAAGGCTTGCCCATCGGCGGCCTCTACTGCGGTAAGGTAGGCAAGAGCGTCCGGGTCGTAGGTGTTCTTAATGGACAGAGAGCCAATACCACCAATTCTTGTATTGCCGATTAACATAGGATTTCTAGGAGCAAAGTGTCAATAGATGGCGTATTTTGCGTTTAGGTAGCCTTCAATTTGCCATCGTTCAATATCTGTAACTGGCCTATCATAAACAAGCACTTCTGCAATATCTCCAACAAATCCACTTGCATTGTCATTTTGATTGCTTTGGCTACCAAGTATAATGTTTCCACCACCAGATGGGAAAGTTTCAAAAAAAGTTGTTCCGTATCCAATCCCATTTTTATATATAGTAAAATTATATGAATCATTAACACAACCTATTAGAGTTTTTGTATTTGCTTGTAATCCAACATTTACAGAAAAACTACCAGCAGATTCGCTTCCAATAATTAAATCAGTCCCATTTTTTTCAATATAAAATGCCTCTGTTCCAGTTGAAAACATTGTTCCTCTCAAAGCATCTGCGGAATTCATAACAATAAAGACACTATTTGAATAATTTAGCGATACAACCGAGGAAACGAACATACTATTTTGTTCGGATATTGCAGTTCCAGTAAAACGAATTGCTGGTCTTAAATTTATTGCTGAACTTATATATTGTGGAGGCAAAAAATCGGTATATGCTGGTGGTTTTGCGGTATAATTAATCAGTCTTAATCCGTTCCCAGAACTTGTATCTGTCCAAGTAGTTAGTCCTATGTCGGCAAGATCAGAATAGGTAATTGATGCTTCAAATTGATATGAAGAATCTGGTGCATACCAGTATGTGAAAGCTATTGATAAAACCTCTGATCCTATAGCCCAAGAACCAACTACATTATCCCAAGTAATTCCAGTCCCACCTCCCTGCTTATTAAATTGAGTGTGTCCACCAGAAGCCCTCGTATATGTCCCATTGGTGGTTCCAAATGTGTCAGCAGTAATGACAATCTTGCTTACAAATTGTGGTTTGCCGATAACTTGTCCGGCATAAGGAGGATTTCCTCCTAGTTGTATTCCTTTTCCGGCATCAAACCAAGCAAGCAACCCAGAAACATTTGGAAGAACTTCTTCTGATGGCCCGGTATAGATGGCGTAGCCATACCCAATCTTGGGCATCTTTAGTCTCCGATGGCGAGAACTAGGCCAGTATGAAGTTGAAACGAAGTCACATCACCCGGCAGATAAGTTCCAGCGGGGATGGTTGTAGCAGAGCCGATGGTCGTATTGGCAAACCCACTCATTCCAGTTACAGAAGAAGTGATTGCATAAAAGCGAGTATCGGTAATGGCAACAAGGCCAGCAAACACGCCAGTAGTGGCACTTGCAGTAACAGAACTATACCGAGTGCCGGGGCGGGCGGCGTGAGAGATTTGATCGTAATAAGGTTCGGAATTTGTAAGGTCTGCCATAGTTTCCTTATCGTTGTGTCAAAATAAAAAGGGGGAGAGCTTTCGCCCTCCCCCTTCTTCAAGGAACCAACCAATGAACCAATTTTTAGCTGTAAGTCGTGGTGATACGAACCGCCGCATTAGCGTCAATGATCTTCTCGGCGGTGTTCATACGAACACGGAGAACATTGCTACGGCGAGCTTCGTCACGATAGCTTTCAGAGACAAAGCCACCGGGAGCATCTTCCGACCACACAAGCGTCCGTCCCAAGCCACCAGCGGTGAACTCACCACCAGAGACATTGGCAACAACGATCTTGGTATCTGGAACGATGAACGAACCAGAGTAGTTCTTGTTCTTGTTGGCGGTATTGTAAGCCGCACGACCGACATAGACTTTATCCACACCGAACGCTTCAGCGATCTGTGCTTCATCGAGCAAGCGACCACCAGTATTCGACACAACTCCGTAGAATTGATTTTGTAGGAGGGTTGTCCGGCGAACCCGCTCGTAAACATTGGCCGACATAATTACAGCGTTGGCACTATAACCTAATTTATTAAGAGCCAATTTGCCAGCCGCAACGTCCGCAGGGGCGTTGATGGTTGCCAAGTTAGCTTCGGTGTAGTTAGCCGTGGGGCTTAAATCAGCCGTGGTGAAGGGGGTCGTTGTCGCCCAGAGCAAATCAGCCACCCGCTTTTCGTGGGAGAGCTTAACTTGCCGGAGCAAGAACTTCGCTGTTTCGGATTCCACGGAGAAAAAACGTGAACTATCCGCACGGAAAGAATCGTCCAACAATTCTTCCAAACCAGTTTCGATACAATCGTAGGTATCAGAAGTGAATTTCCGAACCGCACGAGCGTATTCAGAACCAGCAGTCCGCTTGGCCGCATCAGCGTTCAAGAGGTCGGCATCAGCCGTCTGCACTTTGAGGTAAACGCCACTCTTCGCCGAAACCGGGAGGAGGGGCATAACTTCCGCACCGATCATCCCGATTTGGGCGGGGGATTCGATGAGGGCTTGGTTGATGTCTGCACGAATTGTCGTGCCACCAGAAATAAAGCTCATTTTATATTATTCTTTCTTTTGTTTGTTGTTTCGTGGTTTAGAACATCGGAACTGCAACTTCGATAACCGCATTAGTAGCAGAGGCGGCTTCGAGAGCGATTCCAGCGGTCACGAGGTTAGAAGCCGCCGAGGTAACCAACCCGGAAGCATCAAATTTCAATGTGTCACCAACCGCACACACGCCAGAAATCGTGTTAAAGAAGGTCGGGTGAAACAACTTAACTGCCACGAAACCACCAGCGGCCACATCTTCTTGGGTCACGCCGATTGCTTTGGTGGCACCAGTTACCGCAACATTAACGAAGCCAGCCGTGGTGGTGTCGGGCTGAACGAGACGGAACGCCGAAATAGCGTTGGCCGACCCGAATGTGCGAAAATTACCATCAATTTGAGTGGACATT